GTTTTGCTCTTGTTCGGTTTGGACTTTTCAACCACCCCACCCCCGTGAGAACTTTCGTCCTCAATCCATCCGTCTAAACCAATTTTCGGTTTTGGTTTGTACCCTAAGTCGGTCAGGGTCTTGAGGTAATGGCATTCCTTGCAAAGCATTTGGAGATTTGCATCATCGTTCGTGCCGCCCTTAGATATTGGGACTATGTGGTCTAGTTCTTCACCTAGCTTTGTGTGACCTTTAGACAAACAGGCAACGCAAAGAGGTTGCTCCATCATCTTGAGATCACGAATCTTTTTGAGTTGGTGGCCGCGAATGCGTGAATGATTCTTGGGTTTCATGGCGTTTAAGGCTTAATGAATGGCCACATGAGCGCTTTAGAGCCACGTTTCAGAGGTAATGAAACCTCCGCAAAGATAGTGGTCAACTTATGCGTCTGCGCTCTTGACGTATTCATTATTTCACATCTTTTAATAATTTGAAATCTTTTTTTTGATTTGGTTAAAAGTTAAGCTGATTTCTTTGCGCGTGATTGAACGCTCTTCCTTGCGCTCTTAACGATTAAGCGTAGGTCATCTAGGCTAACGCTCAGAACTTTGCAAAGCTTTGTCGGCGAACTAAACTCGATGTAATACCATTTGAGTGAAATTCGCTCGGGGTTGCTTAAATCTCGCATGACCCGTTCAATTGCTTGGGCATCGTTAATATCGCAGGCAGTCTTATCTCCTAAGCCTTGCCAATGCTCTGTGGGTCTGTACCAACGAAACATGGGGTGAACCGAGCCAAAGCCGCGACTTGGCCTGACCCATTGCGCCCAATTGCGCAATCGCTTGTCGATCGCCTTTTCGTCCTCATCCAGCTTAATAAAATCAACGTACTGCATTTGATGCGGCCTTGTCAGAAAAATTTAAAACAGGCCACCCCCTAATTTTTTTGAGATTAGTCGGCATACCCCCCTCCCCTCTCTTTTTCGTAGAAGTCTCGCAAGTCAGGGACTGGGACGTCATGTGGCCAAAGGTTAAGCATAACCAATCGCTGGACGGTCTTTCTGTGGGCTTTTTGCCATATTTGTTGCCGTTCCTCTTTGGTTAAGTCTTTTCCTTGGTCAATTTGCATATGGCATGAATGACAAAGACTGGCAATCAAATTGTCGTCCGCTTTAATGGATCGGCCACGGCCACCGCCCCAATTGGCATGAGCGCCGCAGACAGTGCCATCGTCAGCCCCGCAATGCTGGCAAGCGATCTCTCTTGCGTTTCGCATTAAGGTTTGGCTTCGAATGTAATTGTGCTTTGGGAATCTCAAAACATTGCCTCTTGAGTTTGTTTCGGCGGCTCAGGCTCAAACAATTGCGGCTGAGCCACGGCCTGCTCTATGCGCTTACAGGCAATTTCAAAGTATTTAACTTCGCGCTCAATGCCGATGAATTTTCGCCCCATTTGTATTGCGGCCACACCAGTCGTCCCGCTTCCCATGAATGGATCAAGAATTGACTCAGGGTTTCCGGCTTGCTCAATACACCATTGCATAAGCGCCAAAGGCTTTTGTGTTGGGTGGCCATTGCGCTCCTCTTGACCCTGCCTAAGCATCCCATTCCACATCCATTCAAACTTTCTCACGGGCTTTTTCATGTTTGTCCAAGCCAATTCACAGTCGGCAAAGTTACCATTCACCCGCTTATCCCAGACCAACCAACATTGACTAGCAGGCAAACCGTAATAGTTGCCACCCCAAAAAATAACAGTCTCGCTTTTTGACATGATCAATTCAGCAAGTTCTAAACTCATTGGGGCATCATCCCAGCCTGAAGCAAAATAATTGCCTTTCTTGGCCATCATGCCGCCACTTTGCGAACCGCTTGAAGCGGCCATTGATCGGTCAATGCCTATGCCATAAGGCGGATCGGTAATCGTCGCGTCCACCTTATCTAGCGTTGGCAGTATGTCCATGCAATCACCCAAGTAAAGCGTTGCATTGCCAATTTCGACCTTCATACAATCTCCACGACTCGATTGCCGTTGCCCCGAATGTAGTTCTTAGTTTTCATCACCAGCCGTTCAAATTCTGATCTTGGGACGCTTGCTTGTTGAAGGTCTGCGTATTCGATCAAATGCCGCAAATGCTCGATTGTCGGGCCATCTAAGCCCATTTTTTTAGTTTCTTGGTATCTCATGGCCGCTTTATGCAAACCTTCTTGGGCTTGCTCACAGACTGGCAAGACCTCGGGGCCAATGCCTTGACGCCCAAACATCTCAGCTAAATTAAGAACATCAACCAGCGTGCGCCAATCTTGAATCGTGCCTTTGCCTTTAGTCATGGCATCAAGTGCCGACCATTCTGTCAGCCTGAGTTTGTCTAATAGATTTCGCGGGGTGATAGACGCGCCGACCATGGCAAATGAGATCGGATTCACCAATTGATAGACCTTGCGCTTACATTGCTTTTTCATGATTTAGTTCTAACTAAACGATTTTGCTTTAAGTTTTTACCAGTGATTTTTCTATTCCAGCACGCTTGGCAATACCACCTTGAACCCATATCAATCCCGCCCTCCGGAGGTTTGCTTGATTCGCATTTATCGCAGAATTTGAATTTGTTTGCTGAGTGCGTTGCACCCAAATCAATTGAAGGCATCATTGTTTTTTTCCCTTATCTTTGTTTCTATAAACCAAACCAATTCAGCGAAAGTTGGCTTATCTGGCAACTCCCATTCGTCAATCTCGCCTTTTGTTATTTCTTGCCATTCTGGTTTTGCATTAAGTGCATCGTGCAAGTGATCGATGTATTCTTGAGGATTGCAGTATCGGCAACCATCGCCGACTAACTTAATTCTTAAACTGCATTTGCATTCATTCATGCTTCCCCCTTAATGCCGTGTGCGGCTTCGATGGCTCTTGCGAACACCACAAACCTGTTTTCATCTTCTCCAAGTGCAAAGCCTGTATGCCAATCTAAGTCAGCATCATGGACAACGTCATAGACTTCCATTGCCGTCAGCGGCTTGCACTGTGGTGCTTTCGATTGGTAGAAGTACGCTAGTCGTCGCGCAAAGTGTTTGTCGATGTTGCCGTGGCGCATGAGGTTTACGACCACCATGTCTCGCCATTCGCTCCATTCGTCCAGCGGCCAGTAGTCGGGCTTGTCCTGTGGTGGGGTGGTGTAGAGCAAACGGGTCTGGTATTGAGGCCATTTCATAGGCTCAGATTGCACTAAGTTGTGATGCTCAATTGAGCAAGGCAACCATAAGTCCTCAGATTCAAATTTGCATTGCGCCGCCACAGGCTCCTGCTCTGCCAACTTGCAATCATGATGATGGTCAGTCCAAACACAATTTGAATCGCAGAACTTCTCCCAAGGCTCTGGCTTGTCCAAAACTTCTTTTATGGCGGCAACAACCTCGCGGCCAGACCGTCCAACGCCCGACCAATGGCGCAAATGATCCTCTGCAAACTCCAAAGCTATCTTCAATACTTCTATTTCTTTAGTCATACAAACCACTTTCAACAATTCTTTGAATCTTGAAAAATAAATCTAATTGTTTATCTGAGTATTGCAAAACATTGTCATTCAATGGCCCACCAATGCAAATTAACAATTTTTTAATGTCATGCAATGAATTTTCCATTGATTTAATTCGCTTATTTGCCGCCCAAAGTTGTTTTGCTTGGTCAGCAATTAGTTTGTCGTCATTAGTCATGTTTCTATCTTTTTAATTCTGTAAAAATACTTTATAGACCGCTTGTTTAAATCTTTTACTTTCAATTTCGCAATTGAATTTGTAAAAAAATATTTGTAGATTGTGAAGTCTTTGTAGATTCCAGAACCGTAGTGATCTCTGAACCTTCGATGCTTGCAAATAAGATAGATCGTCATGCAAAGGCCACTCCAAAGACTTTGAGAATCGTATAAATTGCCAGCCCGTAAACAATCACTGTTACAGTGCCGAAAAAACAAGCAAAGACCCAAAGCTTGAGAGTGCCGATCATTTCATCTTTAGTCATGTTGTACCCCTTGCCATCTTTATCAATTCAAAATATTCGTCAAAGTGCTTAGACAACAATTCAGTCCATAAATCACGACGAAACAAATATTCAAGTTGGCTTTCCATTGCATCCGTGAAATTTCCAAGGCTTATGTCATCGTTCATCAAAATTAAGGCTTGATCCATTTGCATTTCAGCCTCAAGTAAATCTGCAAGCGTTGTTTGTTTATTCATGCTTGCTCTCCTGTTGCTTTGGCGATGGCGGCGCGGGCTATTTCTTCGCCCTTATGCTTATAGCCATTTGCAATCGCAATGCACGCCTCAAGCAGATCAGGCGCGGCGGCGATCAGACGGGCGTTGGCTTCTTTGATTGGCTCAAGCGTGTCCTGCGTTTCCTCTGTTACATCGTCGCTAATTTTGCAAAGCGCGACCGCTTGCCCATTAGGCCCGTAGACAGTGCTGAAATCCCAACTGTTGTCTTTGGCATTCCAAGGCCCTTGTGTGTGTTTTGTAGTCATAATGGCGCGTCATCCTCATTTTCTGGATTAAATTTTGGCTGTCGTTGGTCTTTGTGCTTTGGATTTGGAAATGGTGGAAATGGCCATGTCATAAAAAATCCCTCGCAAGCCAAAACACCCATGACCAATAAGCGGCCAGCATTACAAATAAAAAGCTGAAAATTACTTTATTGCTCATTTTTGCTTCTTTCATTGTGTGCCAACGCAAACATAACAAAGCCAACGATCATCCAAGCTAAGCGCATGGTTTCAGTCCATTCGGCTGGGTTTAAATCCCAAGCAATGATTGCGCACCAGAAATAAACAAACGTATAACTGGTTAAAAAATCTTTGAGTGTGGTTTTGTTTTTCATAGCAATCCAAAATCAGAATATTTGGCTTCGTCGTAATGCTCTCGAAGTTTCTTGCAGGCCAGCGTCTCTAAAGCGTTGAATTCCTCTTCAGAGAAAAGACCGATCACATCGACGCCTTGAAACAAGACTTGATCGACGTTTTCATAATAGATTGAATAGTTGTCGCGCTCATACGTCATCGAGACTGTGACAGTCTCTATACCCGCGCCGATTGTGGTTTGAAAATCCCACCTTAACTTTGTCATGCGACCTCCTTAAAAGACCTGAAATTAGGCTTAATTCTATTTTAGCTAGCTTTATTCTATCCTTGCAAGCTAATTTGCAAAATTTGTTGTAATTCCACGTTCAGCGCAAAAACAAAGCAACCATTCAGTAAATTCGCTTGCTTCATCTTTAGTAAAATCACGGGTTTGAAGGCCAAGCTGAACGACTCTTGCACCGTCAACACTTGGGGCAACTTTTCCAGTCGATCGACCCGTCTCATGCGCCCATTGATCGACAAGAAATCGCTTCCATGAATCGACATCCCATCTTGCGCCAGCGTGTTCGGCTTGTTTGGCCACTTCGCTGATCAGTGCGTGAAAAAGCTTGTTTTGATCGTTTGACCGTTTTTGCTTTGTCAGCGTCAGCGTGAATTTGTGGCCAGCCATCAATTCGGCTTTGCACTTTGTCCAAACATCGTTTAAGACTTTATGTGCTTGTTGCGGTGAATAAAGCGTGATGTTCATCGGTTTCCCTCAAAAGTAATGTGCGGCTCATACCACCCAGACGAATCGACAAAAAGCACTCGAATGTGAAACCAACCGCTTTTATCCAATGCGGCTTTAGAAACAGCAGATTCAGCACTTTTGCATTTGCCAGTAACAGTTTTCCATTTACGAAAGCCATAGTGACGCACTTGGCCAATGAAATAGCCTTTTGGTTGATTGATATGAATAACCGTCATATTTCCCTCACTAAAATTTCAGCTTTCGGAATTTCTCCGAATACTTTAGTTGCATGAAACTCGACAATTTGTGAATCATCGTTATAAACAATTCCATTCATGCCATCCTCAATTGACTTGATCACATTAGAGAGATCAGGTTTCTTTGTGTGTTTCTCATGACCCGACAAACAAGCCTCAGAGCGTTTTTTACTGTAACTTTGAGGAATTGGATAGGTCAGGTAAATAAACACCTCCACGGCCCCAAAAAGTGGCTTTGTGCTACCCATTGCGGCTTTAGCCATCATCGCCACTTCGTTTTCATACGTTTTTGTTTTCTCAGGGGTATAAGTGACAACATAGTTTCCGCGCCTTGCGTGTCTAGCTCGACCTTTTGCCACGGGAATTCCGTAAACCGTGAACATCAATTGAAAAGTCATTTTTTCTTAACCCTTTGTTCGTTCATTCGGCGCCTAAGGTCGTCGGCGGCTTGTTTGCCGCGAATTCGCTCAATGTCTTTAATTGTTTTTTCCCACCAGACAAGCGCTTCGCCTTTGCCCTCTTCGAGTAGCTTTTTTTTGTATCTAGCCAGCCATTCACGGCTTTCGCAATCCTTAAAGTGTTCCATTTAGGTCGCCTGTAAGTTCAAGCGCTTTAAGAATTAACCATTCAGGGTAATTAACTCCCTCGCGCACTTTGTCCAATATTTTTACGGCTAGTTCGTATGTCATGGCTCACTCATGTATTGTTTTTTAAGTTCGGCCAATTTAGCCAAAGCCTCAGCCTTAACGCGATCAGCCTCCATTTGCTCATGCAAAGTCTTTTTTCGCTCAATTTGCACCAATGGCTTAACTGGAATGTGAGGCCCAGCATTGCAAAGATTCTTAAATTTAATCGCGCTCGGTATAAATTTGCCATCAAGTTTTGATATTGCAAAATCCATGCTTGGACGGTATGTCAGAAAGCGGCCAAGCTGAGATTTCCACTCTTCCCGTACAAAATCTGGGTCTAAGCCATCAAAATGGCGATTAAATGGCGCCCCAAAAATTGCCATCATGCGGCCAAAAATGTAATCAAGCCCTTGGTCTTGCGTGCAAAAATCAGTTTCCGAGTAGTTTGACATTTGAGCCACCTCCACCAATCAAGCCTCTGGTTAAGCCGGAAATGACTCGTTGGTTCATTTGGCCGGTTTTGCTTAGATTTTGATCAACGCTTTGTTTAATTTCGAAAACATCTTGCCAGCCGCTAGTGATTGATTTTTCAAGAATAGCGTTTACGTCTTGACCTTTTGACCTAAATTTATCGAGTTTGGCAATGATCAAATTCTTTGCATATTCGGTAGCTGGTTTTTTTATTCTTTTGCGCATATCCAAAAACTGATTCCAAGTTTCAATTGGCATCCAATCAGGGACAACAACAGTGACCTTGGTCACGGTATTTTTAGAATTAGAAGATGAAAATGAAGATGAAGATGAAGGGGTTGTTTTTTGTTTAACCTCTTCGTTAACTACATGGTTAACCTTTAATTTAGGATTTCCTCCTAATTTTCCACCTTCTGCACGCTTTTGTCTTAATTCTTCATCACGAATCATTCGTTTTGAATAAATTGCACCATTTTCAATTTCAAAAACTCCAGCCTCTTTAAGCTCATCTAACCAACCTTGAACAACATCTAAGGTTTCACCAACCATGCGTGCAAGGTTTGATGGAAGGATAACCTTATCTGAAACCTTAAGATATCCATAAGGCGTGCCTTCGTGCATGAAACAAATCATGTCAATCCATAAACCACGCGCACCAGTAGAGCAAGATCGTAATGCGGTATCACGCAACCAATCACTTGGATAAAACTGAAATGAAGGACGTTTCATTTGTTTTCATCCATTTCAATCAAAGTTGTTAAACAATCAAATTGATATGCAGTTTTGTAACCTTTTTTTATGATTGCATGAATCAAATTAGCTTTAGCACAATCTAATTCAATATGCTCGTCTGAATGACAGTCAGAACATAAAGTAATAACGGTGTCTAAATCGTAATCCCATGGCCCTTCAGCTAATGGGTGATAGTGAACATGATGTGCATTAAGTGTTTTTTTACTTGATTCACAAGTAACACATTTCCACCCATCTCTTTCAAACACGCGCAAGCGCATTTGTTGCCAACGAGGGTCTAATAGCTTTTCAGCATAAGTTTTTTTTGAACGCATTTCTGCATCTCCGCAACTCTCCCAAAAAGAAACAAGCGGCAGGCGGGGAGTACGCTTTTCGAAACGGGGATCAATCCATTTCTAGCCGTGTTTCAAATATTTTACATCAAAGAATCATCAACGTGTGAAGCGTCTTTCGCTCTTCATGACTCATTTCAAAATAAACTTTTGATGCTTTTTCTTTGTAGTAGTGATACCAAATCAATTGATGCAATGAGTCCTCCAGAGAGACGTTCTCTGTTGCAAATTGCAAATGAAGCATCATTGATGCTTTTTGTTCAAAGTAAAAGTTAATTCTGCTTTTCATCAAACCACTCCGGCTTAAGTGTTTTCAGTTGAAACACCCTCATTTTTGGGACTTGATCGCCCCACTGTGTAATGGCCGCAGGGGTAACGCCTAACAACTCAGCGAGTTTTTTGGCATTGCCAGCTTTTTGGATTGCGTCTGTTTTGTTCATGCGTTTATTTTAGCCTACTTATCTAAAAACAACATATTGCAAAAAAACAACAAATATTTTTAATTTTTCTTAATTTATCTATTGCAAGATCAATTTAAGCTCGCTTAAAATAGAGCCATGCCCAAACTTCATTGGGTCTTTTAAGGAGAAAGCAAATGAGAGTAACTCACCTAAACAAAAGCGGTTATGGAATGGCCTCTAAGACAGCTTGCGGTCGCAACATCTTGCGCACCCCAATTTCTGTCAATTGGTCTGAATTCAAAACTGAGCCTGAGCAATATCGTTGCATCAAATGCGTGGCCAGCAAACAGTTCGAACTTAATGTTCGTGTTGACGCAAAAAAATCAATCTAAATCAAACGGGGCTTCGGCCCCTCTAAGGAAAGCAAATGAGCAAAACAACAGAAAACTTAATTGATATTAGATGCTGGATTTCTCACATCGATGATGAAAGAAATATTGGCAATTCAATCATTGTCACATTGGCCGATGGCTGGGAATTTGCGGATGAAAAAGGCTGTGGCGTTCGTGGCTTTGACACTATCGCAGAACTTAAGTCTGGCACTACTAAACGCTCAGTAGTTCAAACAAAAATTTTTATTAAGTAAACCAACGGGGCTTCGGCCCCATCTAGGAGAAATCATGAAAGAAAAAACAATCGACTTTTTGTGCTTTATCGGATGCGTGATTGTGTTCGGTGGCATTGGTGTAATGCTTGGCTGGAGGGGTTGATCATGGCATTTTTACTTCCATTCACCACACGACAAGTTTGCAAAGCCATGGCTGAAAGCATGGTCAAGTATGACAACGCACCAGACAAAGATGATTTTTGCAATCCAGACGTGCCGCTTGTTATCAAACTCAAAAACAAAAAATACGGCGTTTTAAGTTATGGCGGCGACCCCGATGAAGAGGGTTTGGTTTTAGAACTTACAGAATTGAAATAAAAAATAATGGAGGCTTACGATGTCTTTTCTATCTTTGTGGCGGGGTTCGCGCTCGGACTCATCGGCGCACATCACCTCAATAAATGGGAGCGAGCAAACGAGTACGAAAGAGGAAAGCTCGACGCAATGTGGGCAATTCAATCTGAAATCATACGACTCGAACTTACCCGCCGTATCGAGTCTGCCGGAAACAAAACAGCTAGTTGTCAAACAAGCGATTCACAATCTGTTTGAAAGTCGATATTTCAATGTTTGCAATTTAGACAGTGCTTTAAGCATTATTGGAGCGCGACAAGGTGGTGATGCTTATAAGTTGTTGTACGCTTTGCATTGTGTTGACTATTCAAAAATGCATCCGGATTTACGCGAGCGAATTCCTCATTTGGTAAATGAGTGCCTTCGTCAAAAAGACAATGTAATTGACGCAACGGATGTTGCACTGAATGGAGTTTTATGAAAACAGAACAATTGAGAAAAAAAGCGCGTCAGCTTTATAACAACAAACAAGCGCCGATTGAAGTTAACCAACACAATCAACGCAAATGGGTTAGATCGGTTTTAACGCTTGGTGAGAAATGGCTACTGGCCAAACAAGTTCAAAGGATTCAATAATGAAGGTTTATCAAGCAATCAACGCCGTGCAAGCTGAATTGGCCAAGGTCGGTATTGCCAAAGACAAAACAAACACTCAAGGCAGTGGCTACAAATTCAGGGGCGTTGACGATGTAATGAATGCAATATCACCATTGCTGGCCGAGCATAAACTTTGTATTTTGCCCCGCGTGATCTCTCGCATTTGCGATCAAAGAATGTCAGGTGGTGGTAAACCTTTGTTTTTTGTGACCGTAGAAGTAGAGTTTGATTTTGTCAGTAGCGAAGATGGCTCAAAACACACCGTCAAGACGTTTGGTGAGGCGATGGATAGTGGCGACAAGGCAACCAATAAAGCCATGTCAGCGGCCTATAAATACGCGGCATTTCAATCATTCTCGATTCCTACTGAGGCCGATGCGGACGCTCAAACCCACACGTTAGAAAAAGAAATCCCAACGATCTCTGATAAACGCTTAGATTCTGCGATTTTCCAAATCAAGGCTGGCAAATACACCACCGATAAGCTCAGAGAATCATTCGCTTTGACTGAAGCTCAAGATGAATATTTGATAAAGGCGCTGGCCGATGCTTAAATTTAGATGTTCTAGCCTGTCAAAAATAATGACAGAGCCAAAAAGCAAAAGCGAAGTATTGTCAGTCGGCGCAAAAACATTTGTCAAAAAAATGGCCGCTGAGTTTGTTTATGGATTTGATGAAGTCATAACGTCTAAATACTTAGATAAAGGCTTGCGTGTTGAAGACCAGTCGATTGAACTTTTAAACTCTGTGTTGTTTACCAATTACGAAAAAAACAAAGAGCGAAAAACAAATGACTGGATAACTGGTGAATGCGATATTTTCACTGGCCATTCAATCACTGACATTAAGTCGTCATGGTCACTGACAACTTTTCCAGTGCTATCAGAGCAAGGCGAAGACACTGATTATGAATGGCAAATGCGGGGCTACATGATGCTTTGGGATGTTGATTCAGCCGATGTCGCTTATTGCCTTGTCGATACACCGGAAGATTTGATCAAGTATGAGGATGCACGTTTACATATGGTTTCACATATTGCGCCTGAATTGCGCGTGACACTTGTTAATTACAAACGCGACAAAGAATTAGAAGAGAAAATAAAAGTGAAGGTAGTGGCCGCCAGAGAGTATTACAAAAAGGTCATTCATCAAATCGCCGAACAACACCAATTTATCAACTTGCAGAAAGAAAATAATGTCCAAAAAGAAATATGAAGTTTCCGTTGTCACGGGAAAATATACAAACCGCGATGGCGTAGAAAAGAATCGTTATCAGCGCATTGGCTCGGTTATTGAAACGCGCAATGGGCTAATGCTAAAGCTGGACGTTATCCCGTTGGTAGAGAATGGCTGGTCAGGATGGTGTTACCTAAACGAACCAAAGCCGCAAGAGCCGACTCATCAAGGTTTGCCGCAAGATGATGATGACTCCGAAATTCCATTTTAAGGATTAAATAAAATGTTCTTTGTAATGAATTCTGACGAATACGTTGGCAATGGCAAAACATTGCTTGAAGCTTTAAAAAGTCTTAATGATCAAGGCGAACATGACGACATTAGAGATTTGGTTTTTTATAAAGCTCAAAAAATCGATGTAGTTTTGCTAGAAGCTGAGATTAAAACTCCAGCACCAAAGACAACAATCAAAAAATAAGTTTATGGGGGAAAGCGGGCAATTCTGCCGGACGAACGTTAGTACCCCGCCATTTGAAAGCAAACCATGAAACCTTTGTCACAGTTATTTTCAGCAGTGTTTCCGAGAGTTCGTGCAAGTGATCCAATAACTTCTTATGAAGCGGCTGATTCAATCAAAGAAATGGCCATCGATCATCATCAAGTTATTTTGGATTGCTTGCGTAATCATGGGGCGCTTGGGAAAGATGGAATTGCCGCGCATACAAAACTCGATGGAAATCAAGTTGCAAGGCGGTTAAATGAAATGTCAAAACGTGATTTGATTGTGTTGACTGGAAACACTGTTAAATCAAATTCAGGTAGAAACGAAAGAGAATGGAGAATTAAATGAGTTACGCCGACGTGGAAATTAAAATTATTCAATGGTCTGAAGCAAGAAAGATCATTCCAAACAGCAACCCAGAAACTCAGCTTTTAAAAGCTATGTCAGAGCTTGGAGAATTAGCCGATGCAACCATTAAAAACGACAAGGATGCTATTGTGGATTCTGTTGGTGACGTCATGGTCTGTCTTGTTAATTACTGCGCTTTGCAAGATATAAATTTAGTTGATTGCATGCAGGTTGCATACGACCAAATTAAAAATAGACGCGGTACGTTGTTGCCTAACGGGTTATTTGTAAAGTCACTTAGCGAGTAAGTAAAGACCAACGTTTGATGAAGCGTAACCCGCGTAAACAATTGCCATATTCGGGTTACCTTTCATAAATTGTTCAACAGCTATATAAGCGTAGATCACACCTGTTAAAGCGATCAGCCATGCACTCATAAAGCACTCACATCAATGACTTCACCCCTAAATTCAATGTGACCTTCAGCAAATTTATGCACTAACTCAGGCCATAACAATTGACCATTAAAAAAGGTTAGCACCGCAAAGCCTGATCTGTGATTAGCTGGGTTTAATTCACCATAAGTAAATTGTGGGCCATCCGGCTCGGCTAGTGTTCCTGTATCTACTCCGTATCGATTACCGTTGTAATCAGAAAATGGAGTAACTTTAAGTGAATGTAGATGGCCAGTTACTATTGAAACACCGGCCGTAACAGTGTTGTTATGAGTGGCGTGTATTCCGCCTTTGTATCGATGCTTGACAATAACTTTATTTGTTGGCCAGCACGCCCAGCAAAAATCCCAGTTTGGTATGTGATCAACAAGTTTAAAACCTAAAACATCTTTAAATTGTGGCGCGTGTTGCGCTAATCTATTGCCAAATCTAATATCGTGATTACCCCATGTAAATACTAGCTTTACATTGTGTCTGGCTTCTTTTGCCGCTTCGTGTATTTCATCTAAAGCAAATTGTGTAGCTTTTAATTCTTCAATTACTGAAGTTTGAGGTTGATCAGTAATGTCGTGCCGAGATATTGAAGCGCCATCGAATGCGTCACCATTACAGATTACCGCCTTGGGTTTAAACTCTTGGATAGCCCATAAAAGACCCTTAAACGCCGTTGATCTTTGACTTGGTATGAAGTGAGCGTCAGAGAAAACCAAAACAACGCCATTCTCAATGCCTAAATTAATTTGATTTAAAGGTGAATGTGATTTCTGTTTACTGTCAAACAATGCACTTCTAAAATCTTTTCCCAATAATTGACCATGTTTTTTTTCTAAATTACGGCGACGATAATTTGTTGCTCTTTCCGAAATGCCCAAAATTTTTGCAACTTTAGAAATTGATTGATATTTATCCCAAAGCGCCAAAAATTGATCGTCAGTGCAAGAATTAAGGTTATTTGTAGAAACCATGTCATGCCCTAGTTAATATGTTTTCCAACAGATTGATAACCCTATGCTCTTGCATTTCAATATCATCGTCCGATGATTTGGGGTCTATTGCCACAATCATTAAATCATGTAAAAAAACATGGAGTAACTCATGCAAAGCCGTTCGATCTAAACTTTCAGGCGTTATTTTTTCAGCCCCAAAGTCACCCAATCTGTAAACAGCAAGTCTAGCGTTATCGTTAAATTCAACCGATGCCATTGCTTGCTTTGCAGGCTTAATTCCTTTTTCAATGCGCCAATCTCCAAGGTGTAATATTTGTTGCCATTTTTTTACGCTTTGCGCAAATAATTTAGCTTCGTCTTCAGATGGAATATTAGGCATCCGAACACCTTATATAAAATTTATGACAATTTAATTTAAGACAAAACTTCAAGTGCGTGATCAATGTGTTTTTTGCGATCCTCAAGTCCAATAAGACCGCCATTGATCCGTTTTGTTAGCGTGACGTAATCACGCGAATCTGCATATTGGTTTAACTTATGCGTTGACCAAAACCAACCCGCAGACATTGCCGCAAACTTTGGAGTTCTAACTAATTCTGGTTGCATTACAAAATCTTCACCAACAGCTTGGCCAAAGTGATAGAAATTCGCATGGCCAGTCAATTGGATAAATCCGGAGCCACGGAAACGCCATCCGTCACCAGACGCTTCGTCACGATTGCCCATGCGGTTTCCATAAATACGATTCGCAATCTTTTGAGGTTGCTTTTCATATTGAGCGGCTGTATCAGGTGTAAAACCCCATTGACGTTTTGCAGTCAATGGAAAAAGTTTGAGTAGTGTTGCGGCTCGATAATTTAAGTTCTCTTCAACAACCCTGAAATTTCCGCTTTCATGGCCACACTGTCCGATCCAAGCGGCTTGTTGCAATGAAGTGTTAATGCCAAAGCGGTCAAATGTTTCATTAAAAGCGTCGGCCAATGATGGCTCGATCTTGAGTTCTTTAAGTTGCTCAGGGCTTACCATTGATCAAGTCTCTCATTTGATTATAAGAATCGACGCACGCATTCAATGCGGCTGTGTTTTTATCCCCCTGCGCTACTATTTCTGCGATGGCTTGGAGGGTTGCTCGTTCTTCATTAGAAGCTTCGTTAGCCTGTCCGTTAGATTCACTTCCTCTTTCCTGATTGATGGCGGCAGGGGCGGGATTTGCGGTGGCTGAAACACAACTGGAGGCGGGGAGGCGCACCCTCCCAGCACGAATAGCGCGATCAAGGGCAGACTGTTTTTCATTAACGACATTGTTAGTCTCCAAAAGTTTGGTTGCGGTTGAATTGATTTGCTCTGTAAGCTTTTGCTCAGTTTTGCGCGACTCTTCGTTTTTCTTGGCAATGGCCAGCTTCATATCGTTGTCACGCTCAAGCCATCCGTAATGGTGGCCGACCCGATACGTTCCAAACAAAGAAACCAAAACGCCAACGATTAACCACGGCATTGGTATCATTAGTCGGCCTCATTTCTTGCAAGTGCCAATTGTTCGCGCTCTTGATCTGGTTCTAAGTGATCAGGCGGTGTTGTCGGCGGTGGTGGTGGTGTCCAAGTTTCATCAAGCTCTGGATTTGTCCAAACTGGCATTGCGCCAAATGCTTGACTTGGCAAGCCGCCATAAGTCGTTGAAAGCGGGTAGTTGCTTGAATAACCGCCATATGAGCCATTATTTTGGCCGCATTGGGGTTGCGTTGGGTTAGGCGGCATCAAGCGGTTTGCAACGGCTCTGGCCCCTTTGTTTACGGCATACATACCAATTAGCGTTGTAATGCTTCCGACAAGCAACAAAACCACGTCATTCAACATTTTGGTGAATGCCTGATCAATCGGGGCCATGCTCTTGATCGGCTGAGTGACAAAAATCACCGAATAAAGCATTGAAAATACAGTGCCTCCAAAAACCAACATGACGACAATCACGGCAATAAGCCAACCAACGACCTTGATTAGTTCGATAAGCTCTTCAGTCGTATTGATCTCAGGCCATTTCATTTTTGTGCGTCCTGTGGTGGCTGTACGTTTTCAACTTGCTTTTGTAAAATTGGTGCGACTAGATATTCGGGGCATTGCTGAGTAAATAGACACTTTGGCTTTTGACATTGCTCAGCCGTAAAGTTATCAGGATTTTGACAAAAATATCTGTACCTGTCTTCTAGGCAACCGCCTAGAAATAACGATGAAATCAATATCAAATATTTCATGCGTAAACGTCCACCGATTTTGCCCACTGAGTTTTGATCTCATGCGCTTTTTGTTGTTGGTCTGCCTGCCTGTTTAACTCAGCAAGTCGTTGCATATTTTGTTGGTGAATAACCTTTTGAGATTCCAAAAGCATTTTTGCATTGGTTTGATATGCGGTAATTTTCATAATCCAAGCATCCCCAAAAGTTTATTTACAACTCTGTCTGAAATGTCGTTAGGTAGAAACTTTAGAAAGCCAACAACCCACCACGCGACACAAAGCCGAACGAATATTTTTAGCCATAAATCAAATTGTTTTTGGTATTCATTCATCGACCACACTTTGATTTTGCGCACATATCTGAGATTTCAGAAACACCAAATGCAATAGCCGCAAGCAAAAATACAATGACTAATCCTGCAATCAGGTAAGTCATTTGCTCCTCTTCCTCAGCTTTTAAGCGTTTTTCTTCAGCTCTCAAAGCGGCCATTTCTTTGGCATCGTCTCTGTCCATTTCGGCTTGACGCGCTTTTATCTTATTCCAGACGTCAATTTTTCCTGTTTGCATGAAGAGCATTTTCAATTCTTCCTCAAATGCCCGCGCCTGCTCTAACGCCATTTCAATTTGTAAAGCCGCGCCCATGTTTGAGCCTTTTTTACTCTTTGCCTGAAGCATGGCCTTTGTTGCTTGACTCTTTGCGTCAAACATTTTGCCCAGCATAGGCGCAAGCGAGCCAAGATCATTGGCCACTTTGCTGGCCTTTTTGACCATAGAAATGGCGCTTTGTAGGCCATTTAATGCTGTCATTGGATCCAATGGAATCATTTTCGCTCTACTTTCTTCCACTCAAGGCAAACAACTTTTCGGTTGTAAACATCACCAGACCACGCCCAGCGAATGCACTGATATTCTACGGACGCAAAAAAAAAGATCGTGAGAAATGTCACGACCAATAAAAAATAATAATTGAAAAGCACCAAATTATGGTGGCAAAAAGAGTGACCGCCGCAAGTAAAGCGACAGCCCAATCTTTCATGATTCTTGCTCGTCGGCCTTCGCCGTTTGTCTGGCAAGTTTTAAATGTTGGTGTTTGAAATAAATATTCACCAACAAGCCGCATAGAGCGATCACCACGCCGCCAATGGCCGCAAACTCATTAGCGGTTAGACCAAATAAAACAGCGGCCCCAGAACCCGCATAAGTTGCGGCTGAGGCGGCTTTTGTTGTTATTGCTTCGGTAGTCATGGTTTAGATGGCCATTCAACGGCAAAAGGAAAACCAGATTGTAAAGGAATATCCAATAACGCTTGTCTGTAATTTGCCCAAGCGGTCAATTGCTCTGGTGTCATTGTTGCGGCTCTAAAAGTATTGATTGAATCAACATCTCTTGACAAAAATTCATCTCTAAGCCTTCTAACTTCTTTTGCCATTTCTGCAATTGCAATTTCATTAGAAGTAGGAATAATTTTTCCGTCAACAATTTTGTCGTTGATATTTCCACCAATAGAAGCATCAACTAAATTTGGAAATACGTTTAAATCATCAACAACAATTGTGTTAATAATTGTGCCATCTTCAGAAACAATATGAGCGCGCATTACACAACTCCTTTGACACGGCAGAAACCATTTCCGCCAGCACCGCCATTACCGCCATTTTGTGCAGTTGTGGTTCCACCACCGCCACCACCACCGCCACCTCCTGCGGCTAAACCCCCATTACCGCCATGATATCCTGCATTAGGGTTTCCTCCATTAGCGCCACCGCCACCACCAAAACCAAAAAATACTCCATTTGCACCATTGCTACTAGATGCGGCACGTCCACCACCACCATTTTCAAGCAATGCACCACCTGATGTATTTGCATAGTTAGGAATAATTCTTCCGCCACCATAACCACCGCGTTGGCCTACTGAATTACCAGTTCCACCACCGCCACCACCACCACCTGCATACATTGATCTTCCACCATTATTTCCATCAACAGACCCAGAACCTCCAGAACCTGCCGCGCCGCCACCATAAAGAGATGCGTAACCAAATGTTGAACCTACTGCACCGCCACCAAAATCAGCGCAACCTTGAGTGGCGCCACTGATTGTTGGTGCATTGGCAAATCTTCCGCCACCTGCTCTAGATGTGAATCCACCTTGACCAAAAACGAAACGATCAAAGGATGTAATGCCACCATTACTACCAGCATTGTTTACGCCAATAGTTCCACCATTGCCACCACCTAATCCACCCGCACCACCTGCGCCAATAATAACTTTTGCAGTTTGAGGAATAATTGATGAAAGCAAATTCAATGATGTATATGCACCGCCGCCACCACCGCCGCCACCAGTACCAACGCTTAAATCACCACCTGTGCCAGACGTTCCCCCTGCACCAGCACCCCAACATTCGACGTCAAATGTTGCATAAGATGGAGGTTTAATGAATGAACTAGAAGTAGTGAAGTTCCTAACAAATCCAGAAATCACAAATGATTTAAATGCAGTCCCATCACATTGAATCAATCGTGTCTCTTGCGGATACATGATGAAGCTAGTTAAGCCATCAATTGTTTCAGAGTTTGCCGGATCAATAGTTATGTCATTAGCACTTTGGTCTCCCATTGGAATATAAATACCACCATTAGAAACCAAAGAGATTTTTTGTGGCCTTCTATAATTTGTCGATGATGCTAATACGATCAAAGAATTATTTGAACTTGCATATTGCATTCCAATATAAGCGCCAAAATTATCATCAAATGTGATTGTTGCAAAACGAGTGGCCGTTGAAATGTTATATGCTGTGCTTAGTGTCAATTGTGAGATTGTGCCTCCGTATCCAAGCATCATTTTTGTTCCATCGCCACTAATATCAAGCGATGTGAATGTATCATTAAAGTAAATTAATGATCCAATTGTTAGACTTGCATAAGTTGCTGTCGCTACATTCCATGCTGTTGACAATGTATATTGCCAAATTACACTTCCATTAGAAACATACATCTTAGTTCCGTCAGCGCTAAATGTTGCGCAAATTGCAGCTGATGTTTGTGCAGAAAAAGTATAAGATATGCCGGAATAACTTGCACCACTTAATGAGTTTGGTGTTGGCAATGTATATTGAAAGCAAGTTGTTACAGAAAACACATATGCTTTAGTTCCATCCGAACTAAGACGAACATCTTGCGGCGATGTCGTCTGACTGTTAACGTTCAATGTATTTAAAGTTGAATTAAATGTTTCAATATTAAACGGTTCAGTTAATGTATATCTACGAATTGCGGCTGTCGCAGTTGAGTTAACTGTCAACATCACCAATCCATCTGAACTAAAACACATACCTTCATTATTGGCAAGTTCACCTAATGTCTTGTTGATCTGAACAATAGATGCAGATTCCTCTTGCACTGGCATACCTGAATTTCTCAGATAACACCACCAACCATCGCCGAGCGTTGCGGCTGAATCTAAAGTTTGAGTAAATGAACCTGAGGTGATATTGATAAATTTGCCTTTATCATTTGCACCCAACATTGTGTTAGAAGTTCTTTCTGATCTATTGATAGATGCAGATGAAGCAATCCAACTTGGCTCTGTTCCATTTGTTGAAAGAACTTTACCGCCATTACCAGTCTGGGATGGCAATGTTCCACTTAGTTGCGTCCAATTTGTAGTGTCAGAAACTGGGTCTGTTATTCCCGCACCATTAGTTTTTCTGCGATATGTTTGATAAGAAGTAGGACTCCAGACTACATTGCCAATCGCATATGTAGTTCCTGAAACCCAAGCACTTGCACCACTAGCGTTGACAGCAGTTGTCGCCGCACCTGTTGCAGTCAATGCGCTACTTGCCGCGCTAGTTGCATCATCATTTACATCGACCGCTAGTGCATTTGCCTCAGTTGCAAAATCAGGCAATGCGCCCAAGAAAGTATCACCGCGAGCCGCGAAGTTTGCTGGGTCATCACGGCTTGGTGGCGTTGGCAGTGGAGTAATAGCCATTTCAAATTTCCTTTATCAAATCAAACCTTCGACTTCAATGCGGCAGAAACTATGCGTTGGGTACGCAATGTCAATGCTGAAGTCTCGATAAAAACCATAAACAATCAAAGCCGAATAATCGGTGTCTTCAGAACCGATAAAAACGCTAGGTACTGCGCGAATGCTTGAAAGAACTTTCTGCACTCCGCTAATGCTTCCATTTTCGATCAAGAATTGGCCACTCATGCGCTTACTGAAAGCACGTTGCACAAAAGTTGTAAGACCTGTATTCGGGTCAGTGTCTTTTTTGCTGTAATCAATGATGCCAATTGTCGCACCATGCTCCAAAGCATTTTCGCCCAAAGCGTAAACAGTTCCGACAAGCATTTCACCAATGGCCACACTTCCACCAGACGTCAACGTCATTGTAATTTGCCCATTTGAATATGGTGGCAAATCAGTTAAAACAACCTCTGACAATTGCTCGAATGGCTCGAAAAAATACATATACCAATCAAGAATGATTGAACCTTCAAGGCCGATTGTTCTTGAATATACTGGAGGGCTTGCGCCACCATCACGCATGACAACAGAAACGCTCTGGCCAGTCAATCCAAGCAATGCAATACTATTTACAATTCCGGGGGCGATAGTGACAACAAGCGGTGAAGTTGACGTTGTTTCCGTGCTTATCTGGCCATCAAACATGGCGTGAGTATTGTCAGGGCCAACCAAAGCCCAATTTGTTGTACTTGTCTCTGGATTGTTTCCAACATTGGTATTTGTAAGACTGATATAAAAATGCGTGCCGTAATCGACAATTGCATCTTTTGCATATGAAGTCGCAATATTCCAACTTGCATACGGCTCTACCGCATTGCTCGAAATAAGCATTGCAGGCGTAATGGTGACTGGCTTAATTACCTTCATACAACCACCGTATCAATAGGCTGATCAATGTCTGTCTTAATGGTAAGACCACGCACATCCCAATTATCTTGAAGTCTGGACATTTTGCTAGTGTTCACGGCGGTTGCTCTTGCCTCATATCTTAGCAATGAAACTTCCTCTCTCAAAGCGCGAATTTCGCCAGCAACTTCGCCGCCAATCATGTTTGCAGTTTGATTAGCTGTGTAAACAGTGCCGCTTCGGTTGAAATCGATTAACTCAGGGCCATTCTCACCAACTAAGGCCATGCCGCCGTTATATGCGCCGCCATCCGCGAAACGTGGCGTATTGGCCACCGTTGCCGCCGCTGTCAATGTTTGAGCGACTGTAACCGCAAATGCCGCTGAAGCATTAGCGTTTGCAATTGCTGTATTTGCCGCGTCAGTAGCTCTTTGAGTCGCTCCAGCAATATCAGACAAACCAACTTTCATTGTGTCAGCCAAAGCAACCAATAATTGATTTGATTGAATAATGCTTGCGTCAATTGTGGTCAGTTTGTCGATGCTTTCTTGCGCTTGAGTAGCGGCTTTCTCAGTAGCACTTAAACCATTGTCAGAAATAAGCTGAAGCAACGCGACTTGCGGTGCGGCTAAAGCCAATTCTTGTAAAGTTAAGTTTTGCGCGTCAAGGTATGTTTGAACGTCTGCAAATTGTTGTTGCAAGTTAAGCAAAGAGGCAAATTGTTCTTGGCCGAGCGTTGTACTTAAGTCGATGCTTTCAAGCAATGACCTAAAGTCTTCACGTTGTTGCAAGGCGGCAATTTGTTGTTCAGTAAATCCAGCCTTAGTCAAAGCCTGAACTAATGAAGTTGCAATGACACCCGCCTGCTCTTGCTCAGTGTAATAGTTGGCCATGAAGCCTTGAGCCTTGGCAATCAATTGATCAATACCGCCGACCAAATTAGAAACCGCCAAAACAGCAGATTCACCGCTGGCCGCAAGTTCCGCAAATGGGCCACCCATCATTGTCAAAGCGTTGCCAGCTTCAACCAATGCCAATTTCAATTCAGCAACTTGATTCAAAGTGGCCATAACCTCTTCAAGCGTTGCGCCTTCTTTAAGGTTATTTGTAATGGCCAAAGCCCATTCTGGCAGACCCAATTCAGTGATCATGCCCTTCACGTCTGTGGCAATTTTGGCCGTGAATTCCGTGAGTCCAGCTTCACCACTTGCAAACTCGAACCCCGGCCATTTATCAACACCGCTTGCCCAATCAACCAAAGTCTTACCGCTTGCAAGAATCTTGAGTGCGCCCCATGCACCATCCGCGCTTGAATCGTCTGCAAAGCCCAAGCCCACAACTACCTCTTCGGCTTTGCCAAAAGCTCGCTGAAGGCCGTTTAGTGTGTTTGAGATACTTCCAGCCATATCAACGATGCTAGATTGCATTTCTTTATTGGTTTGAACAACAAAGTTCAATTCTGCACCAGTGGTGGCCATTGCTCCACCCGCGCCCGCTGTGGCCGTTCCGCCTGCGTGCATCGTGCCTGAAGTATCTAAAGATTTAACCAGTGAAACAAGTGCAGTAGCGGCCAACACATAAGGCATAACAGCACCAGCGCCAAGACTCATTCCACTCATGATACCTTGATTAGACATAACCGAACCAGCGGCCCCCATCATGTCGGTAAAGCCTGCGCCACTCATAGTCGCGCCAAAGCCTGAGCCAAACAAAGAACCTTGCGTCCCCATGAAGCCAAGCGCCGAACTAAACATATTTCCGCCGCCACTGGCCACGCCTGCGGCTGTCGGCATCATCGATGCAAACGCGCTACCAATGGGCGACATGATCGGGCGAATAATGAATTCAGCCACTGTTGATTTGAACTTGTTTTTAATAAAGCTCAAAATGTTGTCCACGAATCCTTTGCCAGATTCAAATCCACGCATGAGAGCATCCGTCAAACCTTCAGTGATAGACGATGCGGCCTTGTCCCAAGCGTCTTGGGCTTCTTTAGCGGCTTTCAGGCCGATGCCTTTTTCTTTAGCGTCTGCAAGGTCTTTTAATGCTTTTGCTTGGTCTTTGTAACCATTGACAACACCTTCACTCAATAAAATTTCTTCAGCTAGATCGGCATTTCTTTGGGCAGTAGTTGCTTGATCACGCAACTTTTCAACTTCAAGTTTTGCAACAGCTTCAGCACCCAAAAACATTGTGTCATTTGACTCTTTCTGCTTTGTAATTTCATCCTCAATTGATTTGTTTTTCTTGAGGATTGATTCATAAACAGCGTAATTGGACTTTGCAGAATCGTCCAAAATATCTTTTTCAAGCTTAGCCAAAGCCACCGCGTCTTCAGTAGCTTTAAGACCTTTCAGCTTTGCAAATAAATTGTCTTGCTGAACCTTTGTCAGCTTCAATGTGCCATTTTCAAGGTCGGTTGTATATTTGACCTCAAGCTTTTGTGACTCTGTTAATTTCTCAGACGCATTTACTTCTAACTTGTTTGTGGCGATTTTCTCGTCAATGCTAGTGATCAGCTTTTGATAAGCTTCCTCTTGCTTTTTGAGTTCTTCAGCTTGTTTTTTCGTGGCATCGCTCACATAAGGAGCCTCTTTTTTTGCCGCCGCTGAAATTGCAGTCATGGTTGAAACGGCTGTGCTACCGTTTGCATTCCATGCTTTGTTGACCTCTTCTAATGCTGAAGTCCAATTTGTTTTCATTCGACCAGACCATTCAGAGCCGAGTTTCATCGCGCCTTGAATGTCACCACTCATAACCGCATAAATCTGACGTCCGGCTGTGTATAGCGTGTCAACCATTGTTTCGACAGCTTCATAAACCAAAACGACAGTGATATAAAGACCCTTGAGGCCAATCGACAAAGCTTCAGCGATTCGTTTTAAACGATCACCCTCTGTCATGCTTGAGAAAAACTGATCAGCAAGACCCTCAAGCGTTGGCAACATTTCAGCGGCCACTTGCATGGCAATGCCTTTGAAGCCTTGGCCCATCAAATCAAGTGTGTCATTGAATTTCTCAGCACGCGCCGCAGTTTCATCGGTCAATGTCAAACCGAGTTTGCGGGCCATTTCATCGAACTGGTCTAGGCTATCGGCGCCAGCATTTAACAACGGAATAAGCTCAGCGCCAGCCTTGCCAAACAATTGAACTGCCAATGCGGTTTTAGAAGCTCCGTCCTCATACGATTTGAACTTGTCGGCCACCTCACCCAAAACTTGACGTGTTGACTTCAAAGTCCCGTCAGTGTTTCGCGTGTTAATGTTCATCGCAACAAGCGCGTCATTACCGTTTGCAATCGCAACAGATAATTTACTCATGCTTGTTTGTAATGCACCACCATCAATTCCAGCCTGCCTAAACGCAAGCTGAAGTCCGGCCACATCTTTGACAGCAACACCGATTTTTTGTGCCATCTTGTTGGTTTCGTCAGCGGCATCAATAGCGCTTCGAATCCATCCGGTAAAAGCGGCAACAGACAAGCCAACACCAATCGCGCCCAATGCGGTAGCCGCCGCACTTGCTGATTTCTGGATTGATTGCATAGCACCAGATACAGTGTTTTTGGCTTTCTCCATATCTTGTTGCAAACGAACAATGTTCGCCGCCATTTCGATAGTTAATTGCCCGACTGAAGTTGCCATGACTTACCTTTTCGCCTGTATAAACGCCTTGAATGCGTTGCCGACTTTCTTGCTCACAATGCCACGATCAAACTCATTAACCGGATCACCAAAAGGCGGTTCGCACTCGGGCTTTTCGCTTTCTTTGGCCTGCATCAAATAGGACTGTGACATTTGCTTGATTGCCCTAAATTCCCACGCTTCAAGGTCAACACCTGTGCATTGTTGCCAAGAAATAATCTCTTTTGCTGATAGCGGAACTGGCCCCATTGCGCCCATTTCCACCATGCCCAAATCTTGCCAATAGGTTATCACATATTCAGCGTCACCAACATCTGGCATTAACGGCCTGCCGCCGTTTTTTTGTATCTTTTCAGCGCGTGTTAACTCAGCTACTTTTTCACCAGACGCGACAGACTTTTCTTGCTTGGCAATTGGAATGGATCGAAACCACGCCAATTGCCTCGCGTAAAGAGTTAAGTCTTCGATGACGCTGGAGTAAAATTTGCCCAGTCGCCAACAGCTTTGTTAACTTGCTCAGTAATGAAGCCAATTGCCGAATCAAGATAAGCCGCCTTGAACATTTCAACGCCTGTGAAATCTTTGTAGCCGAAGCCGTTAAAACTCACGGTGCAAGCTGATAAAAACTCAGCATCAAGTTCGCGTTGTTCACCCTCTTTCATTTTCTTTCCGCCCTTTTTGACGTACTCAAGAATGGCGCGATTTCGCACGCTTTGGGCCTTTTGAAAAGCCTTGGAGCCGGGGCCGTAAACGGTAATGCTTAACTGGTTGCCATTGGCATCTAGCAGGGCATCACCATCGACAGTTTCAAGTTCAATGATGGCCGTTTCTTTAACAGCAAGTTGGGAAATATCAAACATTTTAGTAATCCTTTCGCGGGGAGAGTTATTGCCCGTGACCGAGTCAGCCGCACCCCGCGAAGGATGCGAACTGACCCGATTCGGTGCGCGTGTTGCCATTTACGGCAATTCTTAAGCGGCCAACGATTCAACGATACCAACACCAGCGGAATTGGATGTGATTTCCAATGTAGCTGTGGCGGTAGTGATTGAATCAACAGAGCCTACGCCTACCTTCCAAGACATAACCTTAGCACGGTAGAAGTAACGATCGCCATTCTGGGTTGTAACCATGAATGAATAATCGTTATCGCTCAGGCTTGCGGCCTTCATCACGATCTGGCCAGCATCATCCGTATCCAGACCCAATGACAAAGTCATTGTGCCTTCATTGAATGAGCCTTTGAATTTCTGAGTGCCACGCGAGCCAACAGGCATATGCGTGACCAAAGCGAATTCACGGCCAAACTCGCCCAAGTCGGTGATTTCACCAACCAAAGCGGGTACGGGGGATGCTGTAAACAGCGTGTTATAGCCGGAGCTATCGTATGTTGCCGGTGCTGAAGCTGTAACTCGAAGCGTCGTGCCGGCGGATGTGCGGACTGTCATGGTCTTACCTTTCGTTTAAAAAAAGCCCTTGTGGATGCGGGCAGAACTTCTAAGCTTACGCCCAGAACTATTGCGGCTATTACTCATAGTAATAAACCAAATAATCAGCGGATTGTGTCCAAGTGCCAGTGTCTTGATCTTTCTCAGCCGATGAAACTAAATCCAATCGGCTACTGACAACGATTTTTCCCGCAAATGTTTGTTGAAGTTTGAAATCCATGGCCAAGCGAACTTGATCATGGATCGATTTTACTTCGGCCATTGTCTTTGCAATGGGGTTGATTTGCACCCTAGCACGCGCCATTTGACGCTCTGTGCTGAAATTTATATGTGGCTGGGGGACTGCATCAATGATAGTGTAAACAAGCGCTGGAAACGCTGTATTTTGAGGCAATTGCACCATGGCTTTGCGTGTGCTTACCAATGCGTTAATTCCCGCCGTGTTCAACATGGCCGCGATGATCAATTCTGGATTCATGTGTTTTTAATCATTTCAAGTCCAATGCGCCTTCGAATATAAGCCGCCACATTATCGATGACTTCAACCTCTCCAGCATCAAAAGCTTTTCTCATAAAGGCGTTTGGTTTTACACCCTCATGAATGATATTGTCGGCAAAAACATCACCGAATTTCATCGCTTTTTTCTTGCTTTTCGATATCTTATACGGTGCGCCTACACTTCGTCCATTGCCAGCATAAAAAGAGGCTGTACCAAACTCGATAAATTTGGCATACCAAATTTCACCACCTCCGGCAACGACTTGCGACATGGCCTTGCCTTTTTTAACGGACGTCTTAACTTTGATGCTTTTTTTAAGCTTTCCTGACTTAACAGGAGCCGCCGCCCGTGCGCGATCTCGAAAAATGTTTGCGCCTTGACGCAATGCGCCGCGCATGATATTTGCTTCGAGTTTTGCGGGAAACTCATCTAAGAGTTTTTGCAAATCAGCCAAACCCGTGACCGTGACAACTTGTTCACTGGCCATCAAGACTGCCCTCAGTGCAATCGAAAATGATCATCTTGTTTTCTTCATCGACATTCATTGACGCTGTAATGTTAAAAACTCGCGTGCCAAAAAGAATACGCCAAGCGTCAGCCTGAGTAGCTGGCAAGAAAACTTCAGAAAATCTCACAGTAACTTGATGCGTTAATTGCGATTCAACCAGCATTGAATTTGTGCGCAATTTCTCTTTTCCAGAAATTGGCTTTACCTCAGCCCAAACCGTGGCGATATTTGTCCACGAATTGATTTCTTGGCCATAAGCGTCAAGGGTTGCGCTTCGACGTTGAATCGAGATTCGTTGCTGAAGCTTTGAAATTCTCATTACGCGCCCATTTCAAGACGGTGAGGGGTCATCAAATGAATCATGCCAAGCGGAATTTGTGTAACCATATTGCCCACATTGACAGCTTCGCGGTTCTCATACAAATGTGCAATCATCAAAAGCATGGCCTGCTTCAATGCTTTGGGCATTGGATAATCATTTGGGCTTTGATCGTCAGTAAAACCAGCCGAGAAATTCACAATGACCGCATTTGGCACTTGCTTTGTGTCTTTCCAAATTGTCGCTGGGTAAATCTTTGAAGGACTACTGAATGAATCCAAGATGTATTCAGACGAACTCAAAGTTTGAGTGACGCCGTTTGTGTCTTTGTATTGAATATTCGTAATTGAATTGATCGGGTATGTTCCCAAATCAATCGCATTTGCGGGAAATTCATCAAGCGCCAACGCAATGGTCGTATGTGCAAGCGTCAAACGTGTGTACTCTTCGACAGTCTCACGCGCAGTCGTAATGATGGCCGTGACCAAAGCATCATCCGGATGGCTAGGAGGCGAACCCATGGCGTCCAAACGCAAATGCAAACGGGCTGTGGCCAACGAAATCGGTTCCGTTGTAACCGCCGAAGTGCGTTTAGTTTTACGAATCACTTGCGTCATTTATTTTTCCCTCTGGCTTATAGACCAAAGCATCATCACCAATCCACGATTTCAAAATTTTACCGCCAACATCGCGTGTCCCACGGAAATTTTTTGCATGGCCAACACCAATACCACCACGGCCAGCCATTCCCTTAATGCCTAACACCCGTTCACCGCTGAATAAGTGGTTATCGCTATGCGCTTGCCACAATAAACAATCAATAAACGTCACGCTATCACGGCAAACCGATTTAAAAGTCTCTAAAGCTTGGCCACGAATGGCCGTTGAACAAAGGCTACTGTGTAGCGTGTTGTTCATTGGTTTATACGACTTTTGAGCCAAATTGTAATAACGGGCATTTGCCTCGCCAATCAATTCTGCTTTTTCAAACTTTTTATCGACTGTTTCAAGCCAATCGGCGGCATACCAGTCGTCATCCTCAATGAAAACGACTCGCTCGTCAGACTTAATTACTTCCATGCCAGCTCGAAGGTTTCGCGCTTGGGTGTTCATGCCAGCTTGCCAAAATGGTTCCGGCCGGATAACTTCTAGTGTCCAATTTTCTCGACTAAACGTGATCGGCTGAGGCTCTGGCCCATCGTCAACAATGACCCATCGAACCTTTCCACGGTACGTTTGACGCGCCATCCACATTTCGCAAATGGCCCATGCTTTAGGTCTAGCACCAGTCGCGGTTAAAAGTGTCAACATACCTTAATTGCTTCCTCAAGCGTCATGCGCTCAAAGCAAGTGAGAGCCGTTTCCCTACTCGCGTTAATTACTCTTACGCCTTCAGCCCGCAAATCGTCTGCAAGTTGCGGAAATTTAGCCTGCCACATCTTAAACGGCTGGCTAGTGGTTAACCCTGCCCCATGCTGGCCAAACCAATGGGCCTCACCTTTTGCCGATGGCGAACAATCCAAACCTAACAAAACAATCGTTTTTGCGCCCCAAAGATACGCAAGGTTGATTGCTTGATAACCACTATTTCCACCTTGGTGGATTACGCCATCAATGCCGAGTCCGGCTTTGTTTTCTGACCCGATACGGTTGATTTTGAACCTTTCGGACGCCCTCGCGTCTTGAGTCCAACATTCGCCTTTGTATTCTGCTCTAACTCGTTCGTGGTGGACATTCCACCATTGTTCATCGCAGGCATAGAGACATTCTGCAAATGGCGCTCTACGGTAGCTGTCATTGACTGCGATTGTCGCCCATCCTTGGTTTCCAACAATGTTGCAGTCTGCCTCGGTGAGACTTGGGCCGCTTGCAATAACACAGGCGACACGCCCTGCCCATCGACCAGCGGTGCGATCAAAGGACTTTTTGGGGCGCGTGCCACTGAAGGGTTTAGGATTTGAACCAAACCAATCGACTCTAAGTCGTCAGCAACAACAGAGGGCACTTTTAAACGCATTTTCTTCGACACACTTCCAACTCGTGAGTCATCAAAATGAGCTAAAGCGATTATTTCTACTAATTCCATCGCGGGGTTTATTTCAGTTTTAGTATAAATAAGCCCCCATGTCCGAAAACACAGGGGCGCTCACTTTACAGTGAACCGCTAATGAAAGCGGCTGGACGGTAAACCGTCAGAGCCAAACGCTCTTCGGCCAACAATGTGGCCATGTTTTTCTTGAAGTTGTCGCCATCTTCGAAAGAAATTTGCACTGCGGCATCCATACGATCCCAGATTTGTGCGCCCATAGTGAATGCACCAACCAAGAAAGTACCAGCGGCGATGCTATTGGTAGCAACAACGCGCTTACCCCAGACCAATGGAGCCAAAGCATTCACGGGGCCGTTTTCGCCGCCGAAAATGTATTCGCCATAAGTGGTCTTGGCCAACTCGATCTCTTCCCAATCAGCAGGGTTGATCACGATTGTGTCGGCTTGGTACTCAGACAATTGGGCCTGAGTAATAGCTTTGCGCAATGTGTCCAAAGCGGTATCACCAGTAACGTGGCGGTTAAAGGCTGTGTAGTTGCCAGAAGCCAAGATACCAGCAATGTTGCCGCTAGTGCCTGAACCATTCAACAACTGGTCTTCCTCTTCCAGCTTCAGACCATATGTCAAACGACCGTTGACATAGGATTGCAACTGAGGTGCGTCATCCAATACTTGACGTGACACGGGGATGAAGTGAGCCAAAGTCACGACAGGCGCGTTAGCCAAAGTGAAGGTAATTGCAGACTCAGGCTTAGTCACGTTTTCGCGTGCGGGGCTTGAATACTGAGCACCAGCGTTGTTGGTGAACACGTTTTCTTTGGTGTATTGAACCAAATTAGACGATGTACGGCCAACAGGCAAAACGTCACGGATTGTCAAAACGCGGTTAGGCGATGTGTTGATTCCGGGGACGCGGAAATCTTGCACCAAAGGCTGATTTTGGCCGGTGGCGTTAACGATTGCCGTTTTCAGTTCAATGCGAGCAAATTTGCTCTTGCCTTGAGTCATGGCTTGGAAAGCGTCAGACTTAACCAACTGCTCACCGATAGACTCTTCAGCTTTACGGCCTTCAGCGCCTTTATCAGACAATTTGCGCTCGAGTTCGATGGCTTTATCGGTCAACTCAGCGGCTTTAGTGCTCAGTTTTTCCAATGCGGCTTTAGTTTCAGCTTCGACAGTTTTAGAAGCGGCCATCTCGCCGTTTGCTTTTTCCATCCATGTTTTCAATTCACGGGTGGCTGTCAACAATGTGCCTTGAGTTTCAGCAAGGGCTTTGATTTCTGCGATTTCAGACATGGTGTATCCTTTTAAAGAGTCCGAGAGGTTTTAAGATTATCAGCGATCATTCGCTGAATTTCACTTGGCAATTGCAATTCCTCGGACTCACTCCGAGTAAACAAACGCTTCGCACGACTTGCCGTTGCCGTTGCGAGCGATTTTGAAAAACCTCCTGCCTCACGCAAGAAATCTTCAAAATCCTTGATGCTTTCGATTTGGTCAAGCGATGTCTTAACGCTAGTCAAGTCAACGCGGGCCATATCGTCAGCGGGGAAAGTAACAATTGAGACTTCGGATAGATCAGAAATGTTTTTGATCACGCGAACTGTCTCGCCGTTGATTTCTGAATATTCAACATCGTCTGATCGGAGCATATAACCAATGCTCAAACCATCGATTGTTTCATGTTGCATTGCGGCTTTAACAATCAAAGCGTCAGGGTTTCCCTTGGTCAATTCGCCTTCAATGTACAAACCTTTGTCGTCCTCAATCATTTTTGTCCATTTGCCAATTGGCACGTCCCAAGATTTGTGATTGACAAACATTTTTGGCATACGGGCCGAGCCATTCATCACGGCTTCAATGACAGTTTTGTAGGCGCCCGCCAAGATTGTGTCGCCATAACTATCAATGCCGCCAAATGTCGACGCATAACCGCCAAACGTGCCAGCCTCAGCATTGGCAAATTTTAGAGATACGTTATTGAGCGATAGTTGTTTGCGTGCCTGCATTTGAAGCTCCTGTATTTTTTCCTAATGATGAAAGAGGGGCCAAGTTGACTTGAGCCGTTAATTCGTCTGCGCCATCTACGCGGGGTAGATTCTCAAGTTGTCGCCATTCGTTGCGCGTCATCAAACCATTTTGAACCGCGCTTGAAGCCGATTCCAAACGATCTTTCAATGATCCACGCAAAATAGCATCTAACGAAAATTCAATTGAATAAAGTTCGCGCTGTCTTGGTGTCAAAACTCGACGCTCGATGCACTGCTCTAACGATTCCAGCATGGGGCGCAAACGGAATTTATAAAAGCCTTCAATAATCTGGCCAATACCAGTTCCCCATGTCGTCGTTTTGTTGGTGTCGTTGATCATCACCGATGAAATACCAAACCAACGGCCAATATCCTCAACCGAGAATCGGCGCGTATCAAGCAACTGCAAATCAGCAGGCGTCAAACTCAGGGGCTCAAACTTTGCACCAGCTTCCAAGACTAATAAATCATCGTCAGAGCCTTCAACCAGACCGCGATAATTCTCACGAATCTTGTTTCTTTGCTCTTGCGTCAATAGCTTATCAATCATGAAAACTCCGGGGCGTTTACCGGATTTCTTGTAGCCCATTGACGTGTGATTTTGGGCGTCGATCGCAATGCCGACCGAGTTTCTCATGTAATCCAAACGGCTCATGCCGACAATGCCGTTGCCCTTGTCGCGCCAATGAAAAATTGATTTCTCGTCATATACGGCCACTTGGCCTTCGTATTGGTACTTATAGACAATTGATTTGTCAGCCAAAACGTCAACTTCAACTTGATCAGCGGCCAATGGCCACATTTCAATGACTTCACCTAAATCATTTCGCACCAAACGTGCGTATGCATTTCCCCTGAACAAATAGTTCATGACCATAAACTGCCAAAACTCCATCGGAGTATGTCGGCGGTTTGGTGAATCGTGAAGCAACGTCCAAAGCTTTGACCCACGGGCTAATGTCTTATGGCCATCCGTATCGTCGGCACGCTCATAAACAAACAATGGCAATGAAGCAATGTTGTCAGTGAGCAACTCAATCGATGCCCAGACAGCAGAGACTTGCAAAGCACCATCGATGCCGTAATCTTTGTTGCTGTCATAGACTCGCGTAAATGGTTCGCCTAATTGGACGCCATCTTGCTGGCCAGTGGAGCCAACATTGCCGAACCATCGGCGAAGTGATTGATAAAGTGTTGCCATTTTGTCAGTGTTTCATAACTAAGGGTGCGTCTAAGAATCCGTCCAAATCACCTTCAATTTGTTTCGACATACCAGCGACACCAATGGCCATCGCTAAAGCGACTGCACCATCAATGCGCCCCGTGGATTTTGACTTATTTAACTTCCGATTTCCGGCGGCATCTTTTTCAACTTTGGCATTTGCCATGCACATCGTCAAAACAGGATGGCCACCGTGCGCAAATTGTTCATTCAACAAGGCAGTCTCCAAAGTGTCAATGGCCGGAGCCATGTCTTTGAAACCTTGGCCGAATGGCACTAAGGGTAACATAAACCCTAACTCGTCAATCTCTTTTTTCAGCAAATCAAAGCGCCAACGGTCAAAAGCCATCGCAACCACGTTGCAATCACCCAAAATCTCTACCAATTCACGGGCCACAATCTCATAATCAATCGATGCGCCAAGCGTTGTTCGGATAAAACCTTGCGATTCCCAAATGTCATAAGGGGCGCGATCCTTCTTTGCTCGGTCTTTCAGACCCTTTTCAGGCGTCCAAAATATCGATTTAACGTGCCATTTTTCACGCCAAGCGATCATGACCATGGCTGTCAAGTCGGTTTTTCCGGATAAATCCAGACCAACATAAACAGGCTCTTCATAAAAGACCGACTCGTCAGGCTCAGAACTATTGAGAATCCAAACGCCTTTGCTTACGAATGGGGCAACCATCTCAACTCGCTGATTCAACACTAGGTTGCGAAAAGTCGGCTCGAAACTTGGCATTCGTTTAGCTCTTGCGGCTTGCTCTTCCACATCGGCCAAACTTCTAAAGTGACTCAGCGCCGGATTCGATGCTTTCCATGCCGCCATGTCCTCTAAATCACAATCTTTGTCGGCGGTGTACAAATGACAAACCGTGTGCTTGTCATCGCTCGACATCGCGTCATCAATCCAAACGCTCAGCAAATCATTGTCGTTAGGCGCCTGCGTCGATATGGCCAATAACAACGGCTCTTCATGCGCACCTTGACTGGTCGTAATCGCGTCAACAAACTCGCTAATCGGCCCGCGAACTTGTCCCAATTCATCAAGAATCGCCAAAATAGGCGACAAGCCGTGAGCCGTTTTACCCTCAGCGCTAATCGCCCGATATTCTGTGTTCATCGGAATGCCAACCAGCTTTTTATTGCTTGGCACTTCCTTAATAATCATTCGAAGCTTCGGCGATTGCGCGACTATCTTTGACGCTAGGTCGTACACAATGGCCGCCTGCTCACGACTCATTGCACCGCTGATAATTTGACTATTCTTTTTCGCTTCAGGGCCAACCAAATGGGCAAGCAAGATGCAAGCGATTAAAGCTGTCTTTCCATTCTTGCGGCCAATGCTTAAATACCCACGTTTTGTCACATCGGGGTTATCGTAAACCTCAAGAATGAATTTCTTTTGAAATGGCAATAATTTGAAATCAACCCCGACAGCTTTTCCGCTTGGGACTTTGCAGTAATGCTCAATGAAGGCAATTACTCGCTCACCACGGGTCATTTCATCGTTCATCGTGCGATTAAGTCATCAAAGGACTTCATTGTTTTCGCAATCTTGTTTTGCTCAGCGCCTTGGCCATTCAGTGTTCGCGGGTCTTGGCTAGTCTGGTTCAAGCTTAAACTCCGAATAATGGCCAACTGTTGCCGTTGCAAAGAATCAATAATCGAGATCAGCGGGTTAGGAATCGGCGTGCCACGGTCATTTCGCACAATCACGCCCATTTCATCTAAAACTTTTTGATGTTTTCGAATGTCAGCCTCGGTTCGAACCGCTTTGGCCACCAGCAACAAATCAAAATCACGCCAACCGTCCTTCGCGCGTGCGCGTGTGAACTGTTCCCAAATTATAAGCTCGTCGTCATTGCGTAATTCAACGCCTTGCGGCAAAGGGGTCTTTTCACTTAATTCACTAACAAGCTGAACGACTTTTTCAACACTGTTTAAGCCTGAAGTTTGCTTTTTTGCCAATTTTTTACCCGTTTTTCCGTAAGTTCTTTAAAAAAAGGG